CCTCCTCACACTTATGGAAGTATATTTGAGCTACTCTAGCATCTTCTTCAATAAAGATAGTCTCATTTACTCTCATTACACAACCCATAAATTCAGTTTCAAATCCTGGATCGAATACAGATGAATGAATAATAGTACCGTTTCTTAATAGAGAAGATCTCTGTCTAATTAAGCCTACATAATCGGCAGGTAATTTACATCCTTCCCAGAAGGTAATTTCATAGGTACCAGGATATAATAACCATCCCATATTACCGTCTAACTGCACTTTCTTAGTCTCAGTATAGACTGCTAAATTAGTTTGATTTTTTAATACTATTCCAAACTTATCTTGAGGGTTCTGTCTAATCTGTTTAACTGTCTGTAAAGATAAATCATACCCTACTTGAGCTTTTTTACCTTTAGAGTTTTCTAATTTAAGTAGACCCTTTTCTACTATTTGATCTGCATTTAACATAACTATTTTTTCTTTTTTGTATATGGAAACATCCTATTTAAAATATTCTTTCTTCTAGTACAACCGCAGTCTTCATACCCAAGCATATGAGCAATCTTATCTGCTAGTCTATCAATATAGAAAAACTTTAGCACTTTAGCAACTGTATCTCCTAGTCCTTGTGATTTCATAATTTATTATTTACGCGGATATCCTTTTACAAATTCGTAAAATTCTAATCTAGCTGAATCTTCGTTTAAGAAAGAGCCGCTTAATTTAGATGTCTTCATGCTAGCACCTTGATGCTTAACTCCTCTACAGCTTACACAGTTATGAGTAGCTTCAATCATTACTGCAACTCCTATATTATTTTCACAGATTTGATTTACTGCATTGTGAATAGCTACAGTTAATTGCTCTTGAATTGCGCCTCTTCTACTAAAATGCTCTACTATACGATTTAATTTACTTAAACCTACTACTCTACCTTCTAAAGTAGGAATATAAGCAATATGACATAAACCGTTAATAGTCTGATGATGGTGAGAACACATACTCGTAATAGGAATACCTCCTTCGAATACTACGCCGTCATAGCCATCGCTTGGAAAGCTCGTAACAAAATCTAATGGCTCATACCTACCTTTCCATAAGTCATTTACATAAGCTTTAGCTACTCTTCTTGGAGTATTAGAACTATTAGGATCGTTCTCCCAGTCTACACCTAATGCAGTTAGAAACTTACCGTAATGCACAGTAGCTTCTTCAATAATAGCTAACTTTTGCTTATCACTTAAAGAATACTGGCCGTTCTTAATAGCATCTCTTAAATAAGTGCTAATACCATTGGCGAAACCTGGTTGAGCTAATTCTAAGCTCTCAATATCTATGTTTTTATTTCTATTCATATTGTATATTATAAGTATTTTGAAATCTGCTCTAAACGTTCTTCTACCGTACCTGTTAAAGTTACGACTTTTTCTGCAGGTATGTACTCCTTTATAAACTTTTGTATAATTCCATCAATCTTAACCTGTAACTCAGCACTCAATCTATCTGGGTCATCTACAAAATCAAATTCAATAGGAATATAAAAGAAGTACTCTACTTGATCTTTAGTCTTTTCAAATAGTTCTCTAATCTCGTCGATATTAACATTAGGAGTTAAAATTCGCGAGTAGATAATACAGTCGACTAAGCTGCGAGTACTAATTACATTCTTATGAGTCAAGTAGTTTTGGTAAGCCCAAGCAGATAGCTCGTTAATTGCATACTGCTTCTCATCGTTAGATAACTCTAACATTTTACCAATTTTAATTACAGGACGAGAAAATCCGTCTGTGACATAATAATCTGGAAATCTAGTAGATACCTCTTTTAATAAGGTAGTTTTACCAGTTCCATGCGATCCTATTAATATTTTCATAAATGCCTTTTAATAAAGATAGTTACTTCTGCTCAAACTTCCAAACCCTTTTATATTAATTTAGAAATTCTGTCGTCTCTATACTTATGTTTACTGTCTAATAGATCTAAGTACTTCGGTTTAGGTATCTCTAGGTACTCTAACAAGGAGCTCCATCCGTATACGTTTAAAAATATTCTTTCGTATTCCGTATGTATTCCAAAATCTAAACGATCTAAACCTTCATTTTTCTCTACTTTTATTTTACAGAAACTATCGTAAAGCTCTTTATGCCTACTAAAGAAATCAGGTATGACACGATACCTCTTATGGTGTACGTTGGTAATCTGGGAGATGACTAAACTTTCAGCTTGCTTTTCTGTATCACATCGTTTATGAACAATAACTTTATCGTAGTTTTTAGCTAAATCTCTAATCTGTTGATCGTGTTTTACGTAATATATAAGCTTAACTACAGTATTATCTCTTATAAAATCATCTGTAATATCTGGTTCATACACATAATCTAATTCCATCTCTTTTGATATCCACGTACCTAAAGAAGTTCCGCCACTTCTCCTTGTAGTAATAATTAGTATTTTCATGTTATTCTTCTAACCGACCTTTAAAGAAATGTATCCAAGAATTTAGAGAAGTCTCTCGGAGAATAGCATAAGCTTCGTCTATAGTATTTGCTCTGTTTACAACCTGGTAGGCAGAAACAATCTCGCCGGCATCTAATTCCGGAATTACTTTATGAACTACTGATCCACAATACGGATACTGCTCTTGCTTTCCAGCAATATCTTCTTGTTTATTAAATCCTTTTAATTCCGGATAAACAGTAATTAATCCCGGATGCCCGTTATAGGCAGCTCCTTCTAAGTAAGGGAAGAGTTCTGCTGGAAGTATTCTTAAATAACCGTGTAGAGTGATTAACTTCTTTAAATTAATTCTCGTACGTAGGTAATCTACTATAGAAGGCTTTCGAGGTAGAGTACGTATCTCTACGTTATTTTCCCCAAAGATCTCCATGTTTCTCGGTGATATCTTTGTAATGTTATTAGTTACAATTAAACTAGGGAGAATCCCAAGCTCTTCACTAATAGCTACTACTTCAGAACCTGTCTGAGATATAAGCACTCCCCAGTCGTCTAATACTTTCATTATTGACCCATTGCTTTTTTTGTATAATAACCTGTATCGATTAATGCACGTGGAATTAATTCCTCTCTAGTTGCACGAACAGGATTGATATCTAAGGAACCACGTCTTGCATATAACAACATTACTACGCAATCCTTTACTTCAGGATTTTTTGTAATAGCTAAAAATAATTTTTCACTGCAAAACTCATGAAACTCATTTACTTCACGTAATGCAATTACTTCTTTTAATAAGCCTTCTAAATCTACTCTACCTTTTCTAGTAGTAATATGGAAATAAGCAGCTCCTGTATCTTTTTGCTTTGTATGCCTACATCTTGATCTTAAAATACCGGTCATTACAGATACATCATCAGATGTTTCAGCAGGTATAATACTAAAGTGATTCTCTTTACCAGAGTAATCTGTAATCTCTAATTCCTCTAATTTCTTATTTCCTACCATGCGAAATAGATCGTAGTACCCTTCCCCCGGGTCACCCTCAAACATTAACTGCTCTCCTTCTCTAAAGAAAGCTGCTTCTACTTCTTTGCCAATACATTCGCTAATATCTTTCTTTACTTGATTCTCGTAATTTTCAACAGCCTCTACGATCGTATCCCCCATCTTACACATATCAAATGTATTAAGGTATAACTTAAACGATTTAGACTCTACCATAAATTCTGAGTCTGCAGGACATACTATCTTTAACGTACCGGCAATAGGTAAGCCGTTATTTAATAAGAAGGTTGCTTCGTGACAATGCCACGTATCATAACCTACAAATTCATCTCCCTTAATACCCCAATCACCACGAGCTAATGCTCTTGGCATAGGATTTAATTGACTTGGATCAAACTGATCTGTATATACTGCATAGGAGTTAGCTGACCCTAAGGTTTTAGCAGCTACTTCTGACATATTACTAACTGACATAGCTTCTGAATGTTTTTATATTTTTAAAAATAAGGTTTATTTGTTCTTGTGACAACTCAATATCTAAATTATCTGCTAATTTAGCTTTTGGTTTAGGTTGAATTAAACCATGAGGTCCTAATTCATTACCCACCCATCCGTTAATGACAGGCGAGCTAGTATCTAGCGAGTAAATAAGTCCTTTTAATATAATATTTAGATCGTTAATTAAAATAAACTCTACTGGATTTTGACATCCTAGCAGGTGAAATTTAGGTAATCCGATTCCCATATTAAATCTATTTGCATACCACCAGTTTAAAAATCTAGCTCTTACTGTTACGTAATCTGAATCTTTAACTAGGTCAAAGGGTAGTGCAATAATATCTACTCTCTCTCTTAGGTAGTAATCTATACAATCTGCAATTTGCTCAAAGGTATCGCCTTGACATACGCCAATGTATTTCTGTCCCTCTACTCTGTAACTCTCTAAATACTCTTTTGCGTTAAGCAAAGTTTGATCATGGTCATTAACTACATCAGGAAGTACAAGGTGGGTAGGAAGATATTCTTTACCCAACTCATATAACTCTTCCATTGGTATAGATTTACCTAATTCAAATGCTGAATTATCTAATATAGAGTAATCGGCTGTTTTAAGCTTTTCTTTATAAAAGTCAGCATATTCTGTATCCAGGCTTAATAAATGACCTAGTACGTAAGGGTAATCACTTACCTCATCATGACGGTCAAATAACGCTTTCGGTATTTCGTGTGAAATTAAAGGCATAATTTATTTTTTATAATCTGATAATACTTTCTCTACTTGCGTTTTTGCAAACTGCCAGCTAACAGGTCCCATTTCGTCGGCATATTCTACCGGATCAGGGCGACCTAGTTTGATAAACGCTTCAATACGCTCTACTGATGCTGCTGATTTATAATCAGAATACCAGTTACCTTGAGTATCAGACCATGAATGTCTAATAAAGATCGGCTTATAAGAGGTATTTGTACGCTTATATATTTCGTCAAAATCTAAACCTAATGCTTCGCATGATTTTAAACCGTCTACTAAGATATCAAACTTATTCACTTCTAAGTAAGGAGTATAAACTGATACTAATTCAGAATCCCAATTACCAATTTTAAATGCTTCGAAATCTGCATCTCTAAATTCTTGGCGGCAGTCAGGGTAGATAGCATGATCACCTGCATGAATACCCATTGCAATAGCTACCTCCTGACCGATAGTACAATCATCTCCAACATTCTTAGTAGCAATCGATAATGCTGCTGCTTGAATTAAAGAAGAGAAAATTTTATTACGGTTAGGAACA